GGTTTGAAGACCCAAACACCGGCAAGCGTTTGCCAGACAATACTCGCATCTTGTCTAAGTCTCCTGAAGGCAGTATTGGATACGGTCGTACACGTGAACAGATTGAGGCTACAGGCAAAGGCCCAGCATCTCAAGGCATGTTTACCAAGACAGAAAACGCTCGTCATACTGTTGAACAAGAAAACATTGATTTGCGTCAGCGTGAACTTGAGACAGAAGACAAGAACTTGGCAACCATTCATGAAGGCACACGTCAGTTTGGTGATGCTTTGAATAATGCTGCACGTGGCGGCTTTGGTGAAGCCGGCCTGAAGTTGTTGAAAGCGATTAAATCTGGTTCTACTGATGAAAAGACCATGGCAGAAGCTATGACTTTGTTCAAGATCAAGCCAGAAGATCGTGGTCAGTTTGCTGCTTACATGCGAGCTATTGATGAGTCAAACAAGACTGAAGCAGCTGCTAAAGGTATGCACGCTCCTGGCTCTGGCACACACGGCATCGTTGATTTAAGCGGTGGCGCTGAAGGCGTGAAAGAATGGATTGCACGTAAGTCTGCAAGCAACTTGAACCAGCGTGGTTGGCAACAGTTTTATGATGAGCGCAAAGGATCTAAGACTGTTTCTGCTATTCGCTCTGAGTGGGAAAACTCAAAAGACTATAAAGCTTTGAGAAACCTTGAGGCTTGGCAAATTGCTCGTGTGTCTGGCAAGAAACCCGAGTTAAGTAACGGCGCTCCTATTGCTGTGAAACAACGTGATGGATCTGTTGTTATCAAAGCATACAACGCTAAAACTGGAGGTGTGGAATGAGTTTGACCTTTGAAGATTTTGAAAAAAACTATCCCGCTTCTCAACCAAGCGAATCTCAAAATCAAACATCAACATCTCCCAAGGTTGCAAAGAAAGCTCCTGTTGCTCGGCCAAGTGTTTCAGAAGCTGCATCTCAAGCATGGGATATGGCTAGTCCTGTTATTGCAAAAGGTCTAGAACGTGCCATCAATCCCTTTCACTACAAAGGTGATCAAGAGGATTACACCAACATTGATTGGCCTCTAACGGCTCTTCATGCTGGTGGCGAAGCTGTTGCTGCCAAACGTATTTGGGACTTTGCTACTGGCAAATCTGAAGAACGCAAAATTAAGCGCATGACTGCTGAACAATGGCAGCGTCAAAATGATATTGCAGAGGCAAATAGAAAGACGCGCAATGCTCCTAAGCCAACACCAGTTCCTACGCCAGCGCCTCAACCTGCAGCACAAACTACTGCAGCACCAGCTCCTGTTGCACAAGCAACTTCTCCTGTTGCTGACCGTACTATTGGTGGACCAGCTCAAACAGACGTTCCAGCTTATCTGCGTAAACAACAAGCTGTTGCACAAGCTGTTCCTCAAGCTGCTGTGCCTACAGCTCCTGCAGCGCCAGTATCTCCAACTGTTACCCCCGAGCAAGCTGCTACTAGTCTTGCTCAAATGCCAGAGCACCCAAATCCAATTACCAAAGTTGGTGAATCAACTCTGAATCAAATTGGCGCTTCTAACTTGGCTGGTCAAACCAAAGAGATCATTCAAAGTCAAAAGAAAGGCAAATCTGCAGTTCCTCCTTCTGAGAAAGCTGCTGATGTTGTTGCTAAGACAACTGCTGTTGAACAATTCACTCGTGATCCTTCTGGAAAGATTCAATGGCCTAAAGGTATGACACCTGCTGCCCAAGCTGGCGCTGAAGCTTTCATGACTCAGTTCCCTGAACTTGCCAAACAACTTGAGAGTGAAGGCCGCTTTGGCATCTTAGGCGCTGGCAAGGGTGACAACAACCTATATAACTCATACGGCAAAGACTTCGCTAAGACTCTGCGCAATGAGATTAACCAAGGTCAAATGGTTGGTACGTATGGCAACTACAAAAATGTAGTTAATCCAGCTATTGGTCAAATCCCACCTGAGTCTCCTGTTGGCAAACAACTAGCAGAAATAAGAGCTGCAAACCCTCAAGGCGGCACGTTTGGCCCTCTTGGTCAAGGTGCAGCCGTCAAAGAAGGTAAGTTGGTTACTGCCAAAAACGCATTAAACCCTGCGCTAAAAGGTGGCGCTGCTGCCGCTTTGTTGATGTCTATTGCTAACGCTGCTGATGCTAAAGAAGCTGCGCGTAATGTTGGCGAAGCTTTGTTGCCTTGGGGCATGACTCCAAGCGAAGTTGAGTCGGGCAAACTGACTGCCAAACAATTGAAAGCTTTTGAAGAAGCTCAGAAGCTTGGTAGCCCATATCGTTCAGTCCCACCTCCCACACGTTAAAAATGACAACAATTGACGCAACCGATGCACGATTAGCAACGCACGAAGAGATTTGTGCGTTTCGTTATGAGCAGATCAATGCTCGTCTTAAACGCCTTGAAAGCATCCTGATTAAAGCATGTGGTGTCATGCTGTTGGGTATGGCAGGTGTGATCTGGGCTTCTATTGTTCCTCACATAAAGTAATGTGGACCCTATCAGTCTTCTCATGGCAGCTCAGGCCGCTGTCGCAGCTGTGCGAAAAGGTTGCCAGATGCTGTCGGAAGGTAAGGCTGAGATCAGCAAGCTTAAGAAGACGGTTGAGCAGGGCATTGGTGATGCCAAGGCGATATATAAGGAAGTCACTGGCTTATGGTCGTGGCTTCTTTCTTTGTTCGGTGCTAAGAAGCCAGAGAACAAGGTATCAATTGCTACACCAGCGCCAACAGAGTCGATTGTTCCAAGCGTTGCTAAGAAGACAAAGCCAGCAAAAGAGCCAGAGCTAAGCTACGAGGAGTACCAAACCCAAGCCATCCATCAAGTTTGTGAACAACTGAAAACATTCTTTGAGATTCGCAGGAATCTAAAAGCGCATTGCCTTGAGTTGGAAGAGATTTCCAAGACTACAACGACAATTGAAGACAGTGCGATTGATCGGGTTGAGATTGAACTTCAACTTGAAAACATGACAGTTCAGATCAGGGAGTCTATGGTTTATGCGCCCCAAGAGTTGAGGGCCATCTACAGTAGGTTCCTTGAGATGTATGACCTAATTCTTGAGGAGCAGGAGTTTGCTAGGCAACTCAAACGTAAGAACGAAAGAGATGCGAAATGGCAACGAGAACTTCAGCGCAATCACAGAATAGATCGAACAATAGTTTCGGTAACGGTCCTGGTGGCAATTCTATGGATGTGGGCGTTCATGCTGTCGCTAGGATGGCTCGTGAGGACACCAAGTGGTTTATCGCTGGGGTAGTTGTACTGTCGATAGTATTGTTCTTGGCTTTGCCTATTTCAATGCTTGTTGTTGTTGACTACATGAAGATGAAGTCTGAACTCAAGTACGAGATAAAAGAGGTCAGGAAATTGAAAGAAGAGTTAAGAAAGGAAATCTCAGATGTTGCCAATAGTCGCCGGAATCGTAGCGAACCTAATCAATAACGGAATGCACAAAGTGGCTGATGAAGTTGTTGAAAAGGGCGTAGACGCTGTTCAAAGCAAACTCGGTATGGAGTTGAAGCCAGAGGGTGAAGCCACCCCTGAGTACAACGCTAAGCTTCAAGAGGAGGCTAACCGTCACTCAGAGTTCATGGCTGCTCTTGATGAGAAGTCAACACAACGTGCCACTGACATGTATATGGCTGATGAGTCGACTCGTCGCTTTAGCCAACACTATGCATGGTTCATCACCGTGGTGTCGTTTGCTTACTTCTTTATCGTATCGTTTGCCCCTGTTGAGAACCGCAACCGCGACTTCATTAACATCATCTTGGGCTTTCTGATTGGTACTGCTGTTAACTCACTGATCCGCTTCTTCTACGGCTCTTCTAACAAGTCTCAAGAAGCTGTTGATCAAAAGCAAAAGGACCAACAAGTATGATGGTTACTCTGGACAACATCATCTCTGCAGGTGTCAAGCCTGAGGTGGCAAGGGAATGGCTTGCCCCTATCCAAGTCACTTGTGAAAAGTTCCAGATCAATACGAAGCAACGCATTGCTGCTTTCTTAGCTCAGTGCGCTCATGAGTCTGGCGGCTTCACAATGCTTGAAGAGAACCTGAACTACAAGGCGGCTACATTGGCTCAATGCTGGCCTCCACGGTTTGCTGTACAAGAACCTGACCCAAATAAACCTGGCAAAACACGACCAAAGTTAGATGCACAAGGTAAGAAAATTCCTACAGCCGTGGCTAACAGCATAGCGGGTAAGCCGGAACTTATCGCCAATCTTTGCTACAGCTCACGCATGGGAAACGGACCCGCTGAATCAGGTGAGGGCTTCGCGTACAGGGGAAGAGGTCTAAAGCAATTGACCGGCAAGGACAACTACACCAGGTGTGGGGCAGGGATCGGAGCTGACTTTGTGAACCATCCTGAGCTTCTATTGCAGCCTCAGTACGCTGCTCTGTCTGCCGGTTGGTTCTGGTCATCCAACAAGCTTGATGTCTTTGCGGACAAAGAAGACATTGAAGGAATGACCAAGAAGATTAACGGTGGCTTGATCGGTATTGAGAACCGAAAGAAGCGCTACAACGACTGCTTAGCTAGTTTTTAAATGCCAATAGGCTGGCAATAAAAATCACTACGCATGTGAATATTCCTGCTCCAAAGATCAGGATTGTTGACAACACAATGATGTTGAACACTTCGTCGTTCATTTGACACCGGCCCGTGAGTAGATGTGGAAGTTAGTCACATCAGTTGACACACGTTTTTTCGTTGGAGGGAAGACATTGATGGTGTTCACTGTCTTGCCCTGCTTCGATTCACGTGATGCTTTTGACTTGCCACCGGCGATAACACCATTCGAGTACTGATTTGATTCAAGGCGAATCTTTGTCAAAAACTCTGGCATGTGTGTTTTTACAAAATCTTTGTGGAATGCGTTAATGGTCATACAAGTCTTTCGAAGCGAAGTTTTAAGTACATGGCATATCCAAAGCACACGCCAAAGATAGACATCATGATGCGAAGATCCATGGTCCACATCTCTGGACTCCATGAAGCATTGATAAAGCTGCCTATTAAATAGGAAAAAAACAGTGCGACTACAAACGGGATGGTAGTCAATGCCATTGCTTTTGCGTACATCATTTTCTTGCCTCCAACATTGCGTCTGCACATTGATATGAAAAATCTGCAAGGTCAATAAATTGATATTTTTGATGGTAATCAGGATCTTCATTCAACATTGCTTGCATTGCTTTGGCAGCAAAATAATCTCGCAATGTCATGCCACGGTCTGTTCCATACTTTTTAACAAATTCATTGGTTATTGGGTCATGTTGTGGAAAAGCTGATCCACCTGTTTTTTCACTCATATTGCTCTCCACTCACGTTCATTACGGCCACTGAAAGACGGTACTACCCTGCCTGTTAATTCAACGGCATTGACCTTCATCATTTCTGGCAACCGACGAGCTACCTGATTAGGATCTAGTCCTGAATGCAGGGCTATGCTGTCTTTGCCGAGGGGGCCATGCTCTACGAGGGCGTTGTGGATCAGTGCAAAATGTTTTTGTACTGTGTATTCTTTTACTGCTTCTGCCGCTTGGTGACTTGTGGTGGGGTCAGTTGTTCGGGCTCGAGAAAAGAATTTCGAGAAGATCGAGTTGCTCATTTTCTATCCTTTGCTTTACTTGAACTCTTGCAAATACTTTTAGCTGTTCTTTGTCTTTGAAACAGCGTCCTTGCTTTTCCATTTTTTCTTGATATTCCTGCGAACAATCTTCACAGATCGTCGAGGGTTCACGCACTACCCGAGCGAAGTACAACCATTCTCTATAGAGCTTCTCAGTTGGAAAACAAATCGGATAGTGCATAGGTTTTTACCAGGGGATGTCGCTGTCCATTTCAACTACAGACTTGCTGGGGGCTGCTGCTTTTGCAGGGGGGGCATGGTTAGCAGCACTCATAACGATGTCGTTGAACTCTTTCGAGCCGTAGACATGGTTCCAGTATTTGCCATCATCTTGCTTGCGGCTGGGGTAGCTGATGAAGTCACCATTAGCGCCATGAACAATGCGGCATCCACGAATGATCATGAATGGGTCTTTGCCTGGGCCTGTACGGAGGATGAGGTTGAACGATGGGTACTTACCGTCCTTGTGTTCAACTTCTACTTGCAAATCAATCTTCATTTATAGCTCCTTTGCTTTCTTGATTGATGATCGGGTTTGTGAATCTAATTGCGACCAGAGAAACGTATGTTGCTCGGCCTCAAGTCCAGCAGCATGAACCATGTTCAGTGCAGCCTTGGGATCACCATTTTTGACAATCTCTGTCAGTTCTTGTGCCATTTCACGCAGGTAGTCCACTTCTTCTTGGGGGAGGGATACATCGCTGTCTGTTGGCTTGACTCGTCCAGAACCTTTGCCTGTAGTTGCATCGAGGGCATCGTGTTCAACGATCTCGAGAGCTGCAACCCACAAATAGCGGCGAAGGTATGTTTGTACTGCCCCAAGGTTTTGGACCTCGTGACAGCCCTTTAAAGCAGCCGTAGACATGGGAGAGCTGATGACAATCTTCTCTTCTGGTTTGTCTGTGTTTACGATCTCCATGAATGCATGATCAACCGTAAAACGAATCACCGATGTGAGGCCAACTTGCTTGAAGATTTCCAACGCAGGGATAACGAAGTCACCCAGCTCAAAGTAGAAATAGTTGGCAAACTTGTTGTGGCCTGACTTCTTGAGTTTGCGGTGATGAAAACTCTCACGGGCTTGGTTTAAACGTTGATAAACATTCATTGCTTTTCCTCCAAATCAAATGCCATTTGCAATTCGTTTTCAATGATTGCAATCTGATCTTCACGATCCAAGTAGCGGAACTCGCCAAAGTGGTTCTCGCCACAGCATCCTACGTTTTCGCCTTTGCATTCCAGGCAGTAGTAGCAATACAGGGTGTCTGACTGCTTAAACTCTTCCATGTACTGGCTAAACAAACTTTTCGTTTTCATTTCAACTTCCTTTCTATCCTATCTAGGGTTCTACAGCTCAGAAGATCTGTAATGTCTTGTTCGTCAAGTGTTTGAACTTCGTCAACTACAAAGTCGTCTTCGTCTAGTCTGTGGTACTTAACAATGAACTTGTATTTGTCGAACCTAATGTGCTTGATGAACTGTTGCTTTTTGATGTCGTATGTCGACAGGTTCTCAGTCCAGTTCACAGCATCCATAGCGTTGCCGTCACCAGAGCTAGTGTTGCTGTCAGCAAGACGAGGTACAACGCCACATCCTTGACGGTTGCAGGTGCTTTGTAATGTTCCATCCATTGAGCCGATTCGATTGAACAGGGGAAAGCTTCCAGCATGGTGCGGGGGTACTTTCTCACTGTGGGGTTAAAGTCATAAAGCATCATTGTCTCCAAATGGGTCGCCAAAAGTGGACATGACACCATTGTTAAGGTTGATTAATGTTCCGTCATCATCACGAATCATTTGACCATTTTGACCAAACCACATGTCACCACACTTGTTGAACACTTCACCGTCTTGACGAATTCTTAGATTGTCATTACCTGTGTATGTGTTGCCGGAAAAAATGTTTAAATTAAAAAACATCTTCTTCTCCCCGCTCGTTGATGGCATGAATCAACTCTTGAACATTCTTGGCAGTAAAGCCACAGAACTGGTTGATCAACTTGAGAAAAGCTAATTGCCCTTCCTGGTAGCCCTGTTGAAAGGCTTCGATTGCGTCTAGTTTGCGTTCCATCTATATCCTCCTGTTTAGTGAACGTAATTCCCGCTTACTGTTACGGGGACATCGAAGGCTTTCAACATGTATATCTTGCACCTTCATGCCAGACCCTGATCAACGGGCTTATCTTTCCCTGTCAAGTCATGTGAGTATGGTAATGTACTTTTCTCCAATCGCAAGAAAAAAATATACATCAACTGGTTAATGTTCATAGAAAAAACCAATCAACCTTTGTATTGTAGGTAAGTATACTACTGCCGTTTAACAAGGAGAACCTATGAAAGTTGAAGAACTGTTGGAGCGTAGTAAGTGCAACTTGTCAGAGATTGCACGTATCTTGGGTGTCACAGCACCTGCTTGCTACAAGTGGACAAAGACAGGCAATGTGCCGCCTTTGCGCTTGTATGAACTTAAAGAGAAAAAGCCTGAGTGGTTTGAGGAGCCAAGCCATGGGTAAAGGTTCAGCACCACGCCCTATCCCCAACCCTGACAAGTTTCGGGACAACTGGGATCAAATTTTTGGCAAGAAAAAAGAAGAACCTAAGAAAGACGAAAAATGAGTACATACGCAGAGTTAGAGATGAAAGTTGTTCAGTGGTCTGAGGCCCGTAAGATCATTCCAAACAGCACACCTTTTGCACAGTCCATGAAGGCTGTAGAAGAGATCAATGAGCTAGTTGATGCGTTGCGTGATAACAACAAAATCGATGCCATTGACGCTGTGGGTGATACGGTGGTTTGTTTGATCAACGTATGTGCTTTGCTGGATGTCAACCTTACCGACTGTCTCGAGGCTGCTTACGAGCAGATTAAGGACCGCCGTGGCTACATGAATGCCGAAGGTATCTTTGTCAAGGAATCTTGATGGATAGCGCGGTAGGCACGGAAGCCCGAGTCTGTTTAGACATTATTGCTAGACAGAAAAAAGGTATTGAAAAGTATGGGACGACAGTGGCACAAAACCCTCTGTCGCACAAAGAATGGTTGCAACACGCCTATGAGGAAGCGCTAGACATGGCGATATATCTTCGTAGAGCAATTGAAGAATTGGACTAAAGATGAAAAAATTCCTATTGGGTTTCCTGCTTGCTTGCTCTTTGGCGCATGCAGACACGATTGCTACAGCTAACAACAATAGCGGTGGAATGATTGTGCTGACTAACAGCAAATGCACATCTCGAGATGGGCTAGTTGCCTATACAAACGACAGCCTTGGACGCACGATACTTGGCTGTTGGTTTGCAGAAGATTCGTTTGTCTTCGTTGCCTGGAACGATGGCGATGTCAGGACTTACCCATACGGAATTTTTGTCATTAAACAGAAAGGCAAAGCATTATGAGTTTTGAACAATTTTGGGCCGCTTGGCCTAAGTCTGTCCGCAAAGGCGGTAAGT